ACACAATAATATCGTGTGCCTCTGCAGGTGTTAAATTAAAGACAGTAATAATGCTTACTGTGTTATGGTACTTGCTGCGCGACGTATACGTTCAGCAATGTCGTATAGAGCTCCTTGTAGTTGCAATTTCTCAACATCTGTAAATCCTCCTTCTCCACCATTTCCATCGCGACCGTGAAGTTTATTGTATATCCACGATGATGACTTACCAAAATAATCCTGAGCTATTTGTCGCCAAGATACATCTATCACAATATCATCTAATTGTTGCATCATTGTAAGTTTCTTTTGATTTGCTACTGCTTCCATATTAATTAATTTATT